TACCACCATCAACCTCTATTTTATCTCTATTTTTAGCATTTGCAGCCTGTTGTAATACTTTGACAGCTCCACCTCTACCAAAGTTTACACACATGTCAAAATAAATATGTCGTAAATGTTTTGGGACTTCATCACATTTAGCCGGCCTCCAATAGTCTTGGTGATATATCTTTTTTGCTTGTTCTTTTGTAAGATTTTTGATGTCCACATTAGGATAGAATTTTTTAGTAATTCCATATTTAGTTTCTCCACCTCTGTCATGTGGATCATTTACATAACCACCTTCGTGTTCTAAAACTACTTCTATTATTTCTTCAAATGTTGTTTTCATTTTAAACTCCATATATAAATATATATAATATAAAAAAACCCTTAACTTTTTATTAAGGGTTTTTTATTTCATATTTCAGTTTTAATTATTAGAATTTAAGTATTGCGTAATCATACTTTAATGTAAGTGTTATTTCAACAGGATCACTAGTTGCAAAATCCATATCACCAAAATTAGCTGATTGAATGTACGCACCTTTTAGTTCCCACTCTTCAACAACATCACCCACAGGACCTAATACATTGAAAGTTATATCTTTCTTATAGAAATCAGAGTATCCGTCTCTACCAGTCACTGACTCGTGATGTAACCTTACCCACTCCATCACTTGTTGAGATGCACTTGGTACAATTGGATCATATAAAGTTATGTCTAATGGTTGCCATCTCGATTTACCCTTAACATATCTTGTTACATTCATATGTTCTAAGACAACTTCATCGGATTCTAATTGAGGTCTATTGATAGTTTTAATCAAATACGCATTAATTCCATCAATATTCATAATAAATCTATTTTTGAGTTTTGGCTCAAAAGGTGTAAACATTATATCTTGAGGTTCTAATAACTCTGGCATATTTTTTCTCCAGTTAAAATATATTAATTCATATATAAATATCAACAAATATAAAAAAAAGGGACTTATATTTCTATAAATCCCTTTTCTTTAGTTTATTTAACTAACTATTATTCAGGAAATGCAGCACCTGTAGGTTGTATTGTAAAGTCTAACACAATAAACTCAGCAGTTCTTGTAGGTTGTAAGAATAATTGTCCAATTAATTGATTTCTATCAATTGTATCAGGTGTATTATTCGTTTCATCCATTACTACTCTGAATGCACTCAATCCACTTTGTGATTGAACATTTTCTAAGAATGGATTTACAATTCCTAAGAATCTTCTTCGTGTTGCCGCCGTATTCTGTTCAAATACAAGGAATCTTGAAGAACTTGCGATAAACTTCTTAACTCTAATTAACAGTCGTCTTACATTGATTCTGTCCAATGCAGATGATTTTTTCTGTAATGTTTTTTGTCCAAACACAGTCACTCCTTGTCCAGGAAATGTTGCAATTGGATTAACATTTGAATCATACAATGTATCACGGTTAGCCTGAGTCAGTTTTCTTTCAGCCTGAATAGCCACATCAATACCACCACGATTTAAACCAGCTGGAGCAAACCATGGATGAGCCACTTTATCGTTGAATGCGTAGATTCCACCCATAACAACTGAAGGTGGCACCCATCTTTGAGTTCCAGCAACTAAGGTATCAGGTACTTTTACCCAAGGCCAATACATAGCTGCGAAGTTTGAATCTCTTGTCTCAGCCTGACTTGTAGCATCTGCTATATTCATACCATATGGTACAGGATCAATGACTGCAAAAGTGTCTGCTCTATCTTCACATACATCAATTACTTTAGAAGCTATAGTATTATGAACACTTCCAATTATACCAGGTACTAATATTAAATTAACATCGTATTCATCTTGGTTTGATATTAAATCTAAAGCATTGGTGTATCCTGTAAGACCTTGATTCGCAGTTTGGGGATCAAATCCTTGTGACTTATCACCAATGTCTTCATAAAATGTGTAGTTAGCAACTGCAGCATCTCCTTTCAGATTTCCTACCGAATCAAATCCTGCAAATCCATTACTTCCACCAGTGAATGTTCCATGTGTAGAACCACTACCTACTAATGGTAGTGATCCTGAAAGACTGTTAACTCTAACATTTCCATTCTCATCAATATAATCAATTGTATCATTTACATTGTGAACAGTTACAAACTTTGATTTATTTGGAAATGATCCAGATAATTGTAAGTATGTTCCATCAGATGTTCTTAGAGTATTTATTTGGTCACCCACTCTTTTACTAATATAATTAGTCGAATTAGGATCTAAACTAAGATTTGAAAAAGTTTCAAGTATCTGTTTTCTCTTACTGGAATCATCACCTCTTCTAATTAAAAGAGTAAATGTACCTTTTTTATTGTTTACATTTGATATTTCATATCTAATATTGTGTTTTGAGCCACTAAGAAGAACATTGTTCGTTGTAGTACTTCCACTGTTATTCATAATTTCACCATCAGCGATAGTTTGTAATTTAAATGAATTTCCACCACCTGTAAAATTAGTAGGTGTTATTTGACTTATATCAGTTGTTATTACTGTGTTTCCAGCAGAACCTCCAGTTGCTTGTGTTAGAGTAAGTGATTGATTCCCATCAGAAGCAGCTGCAGCGGTACCTGATATTTTACCTTTTAATGGTGAATTAGTTGAATTTATTGCATCTTTAATTGCATTTACCACAACAGCTTGTGAATTTGTATTTAAGTTGACACCCACAGCAATACAAGTTCCTTGAGCTAATAATGCTGCACTTGGAGTTCCAGTCCCTAAATCAGAAGTAGAAGTTAAAACAGTACCATCTGCTACAGCACCTGTTTCAGATAAATCAGAAAGTATAAATATTCCAACAGTACCATCAGTTGCAATTATTTTAACAAACTCACCCTCTGAAAATTGATCTGCTGTGGCAAGATCACCATCAGCTACTGTGAGTGTAGCTGTTGCTTGAACACCAGTATCTGAAACATTAGCTGTTGCTGGTCCAAAAGCACCATCTAAAACTCTAACAACAGTTAAGGTATCTGAATTTTTTAAATATTGTTCGGCGGTATGTGATGTTAAATATTGTACTGAAGTTGAACCACTTTTAAATACATCTCCAAACTTCTGTTGAAAGTCAGAAAATGATGTTACTACAGTTGGTACTAAAGCAGGACCTTTAACTGTAGGTCCTATAAGAGCTGCTCCGATATCAGAAACAGCGGCGGGTAAAAACGATTGGTCTATTTCATTCGTAAATACGCCGGGTGAGATTATTTTTTCGGCCATTGAATTTCTCCTAAAATTGAGTTAACTTGATAAAACATAAAGAAAATTATGCATAAATATTTTCATATATAAATATTGAAAATATTTTCAAAACATTAATATTTATTTAAGTTTATTTATTTATTTGGTGTAAATTCACCTGTTTCTGGATTTAGACTTCCCTCACCATATTTTTTAGTAGTTTCATCTAAAAATTTATTTTCTTTTTCTTTATTTTTATTGAACTGGTCTACCAAATCTGACTCAGACTGATCTAAATTATCGAGTTGTTCTTGTAATCTTAATCTAGCCATAGAAAGTTGACCAAATTGTCTTTGAATGTCAAAAAATTGTTTTTGGATATCTTTGACACTGTTCATTTCTTCTTCTGTGAATTTTACTGGTTCGGACATTATAACCTCCATTGTTAATTATTTATATATATAAATATATAAAAAATTATTTTCCGACTTGTTTATTTGTCGCATCACCCTCAAATCCAAATACTACTCTTGACGGTGTTAATTGTTTTCTCATATTTGATACTTTATTCGTAATCACTGAATTTAAATATTCTGGTAATAAATAAGCTTTCGTCAATACTGAAAATGTTGACTTTATAAATCTTTCCCCTCTTGAATCCATTTCAGATGCATCTGATATATTATCAATTGTACACACAAATTTCATATCTTCTTTATCACCCCAATATGTATGTGATTGGTCTACAAAAGATTCCACTAATGGATTCATTTGTTCAATGAAGTTTGTCCATAGTACAAATTCATATGTTATATCACTATATGTTGGCATTGTTGTTACAATATTTTCATAAGCCGGTTTATGACCTTGTTGAACTGAAAATCTATCATACTGATTGTCTTTACTCCAACTTGAATTTCTAACTACATTGACATATTTATTCTGAACATCATGAGAAAAAGATTGTCCGGATGAATCATTTCTTGACACCTCTGTTCTTTTTAACATAATTAAAGGAAGAATAAGTGAGCCATTTTTGTCTCTCAACACTCCTCGTTGCCTAACAGATTTCCATCTCTCTTCATTACCATAGTATACAGGAACTTTAGTCGTTTCGTTGGACTCTTTTATTCTAGGTTTCATCGTGTTTTTAATGTGATTTATTATAGAGGTATCAATATCTTTAAGTGTAATGGAATAATTGTTTGTAAAATTATTACCTGGAATTATTGATATCTCACGATTCCCTTTAATGGTGGTATTTTTAGTGGAAACTTGACTAGACCTGTCAACACTTTCTTTATTAACTGTTTGTTTATTTGTTATTCTATTAACGGCCATTTCGTCTTCTCAATGCTCTTAATTTATCTTTTTTAGTTTTAACTTTTCCTTTTATTTCTTCTGACTTAACTGCATTTTGGTCAACCATTGATATTGCAATCTCTCTTTGTATATCTACCTCAACAGCTTTTGTACCTGTTTGACTGTCTGTACCTATGTTATCTATTTTATTCATTAACTTACCCATCATCTGTTCCATTTGTAAGTTTCCATTTGGTTCAGGTGTATAATAATGTTTTCTCTCTCCATAGACATCTTCTTCAACCACATTACCATCTACTTCTTTTTTAGGTTGAGGTTTAGGTTGAAAGTTACCATCTCTTTCATCAAACTTTTTAATTGTTTTATGTGTTATTCTTTGAACTGCCATTATCTAGGTCTCTCTTCAATTTGTAATGATGAAAGTCTTGCTCTATGAGCAGTAGCTTTTATTTGATGTTTATATCCTGGATGTCCTACAAATAATTGAGGTTCGGTTGTTCCGTTTATTTCCCAATAATAATTATTCCAATCTACTATGTCACCGGATTCAGGATAAAAGTTAAGTGAACCACTCGAAAGATTTTCTCTTTGAAAATACATTTCAATATCAGCATTTAAATCCGATCCAAACTCATCTTGATTTACTTCAGGCTCATTATACAATATCAAACAATTTACTCTAAATCCAATGTCATAATATTTTGTTGTAGATTCACCATATATATTTTCATTTGTATTATCTATATTTACTTTATAAATGTCAACCGATTGTCCGACAATCTCATCAATCAATTCTTCGTTCATAGCATTGATTAAGTCAAACTCTTTTTGTGGTACGAAAAATGGTTTTGTTTGTGACATCTAATTACCCCTATACCTATACACTTGCTATAAACATTTCTAAATCACATGAATCACTATCTGCATCAGCTTGTATATTTGTTAGACTTCCGAAATTTGTACTAGAAGCAGCATCAGCATCTTGAGTTGCATTTAAAACGGCTGTCATACCATCGACATTATCACCATTCCAAACAAAAGATCTACCTGCATCAAGTTTAAGAGCTACTTCATCATTATCTTGATTTCTAAATGTTAATGTAAGAAAATTCGTATCATCAAGATTAGTAAATCTTATATATCTCACATCAGATGCTACATAATGCCCAGCGGAAGCAACAGCTGAACTAAATGTAGCTATTACAGATTCAGTAGTTGTAATAGTTATTATTCTTTTAGATATTTCATTGATACTATCAATACTAAATTTATTTACTCCACCCTGATCAACTCCATTTAATTTAATATCTTCTCTTATGGTAACTTTTAATGTTGATGCTGTTATTGTACTAGCCATTTATATTTCTCCAATTATCCTATGTATATTTTTAAAGGTGCTTTATTTAACACTGATTGTTGAGAATCAGCAACTTCTTGTTCTTTTCTAGCTCCCTCAGCCAACGATACGGATTCTAAAAATTCTTTTAATTCTTCCAATGCATTTAATTTTTCTTCTCTTCCTTCAGCCTTTAGGGCATCACCATCTAAAGATACCTCACCATTAGGAAGTGGCATTGAAGCATATTTACTTCTAATAATACCCAACAATTCTTTAGCTAATGCTAATGTGTATTTTCTTATCCACTGTCTGCCAGCAGAATTTATTTCAGAATATGTAATAAATTTATATGGTATATTTGATGGATCTGATACTTTTGAATTTGTATAAGTTCTTGCAAGATTTTGTCTTTCATCTTTCATATAATAGTGAAAATAAATTTTGTTTCCATCATCTGTTGTCTTTGGTTTTGGAAATATTCTCATCTTATTATTTATAACTTCAAATGAATATGCTGATTTTCTTATTAAATCATTTGTTTCTATTGCGTTTGCTCTTGCCAAATCATATGACATTGGTCTGAGAACATAAGAAACTGCTGGAGAAACATTACCCATTCCAAATGCATTTAATAATTCAATATTATCATAAGAACCAGCAAATGGATCATAAAATCTTGATATAGCCGCGGGTTGTTGATTAAATACTCTTTGTATCTCTAATCTTTTATTTTTATGTGATGAAGAAATATTTGACTCTGACTCTAAATTATACACTTGTTTTGAACTTGTTATTGTTATTGAGCCTGTATACATTGTTGTACCACCACCAACATTTGCAGCTTCTCCATATTGTTCTGATAGTAGAAATGTTGTTCCCATATGCGGAGCTTCTGATTCGTGAGAACCCATATCACCCAATGTAGAACCACTTTGTCTATTAGTTGAACCGTAGTGTTCCCACATCCAATTCTTTGTATTGTAATGATTTATTTGTTGTGAATATTCAGATACGGCTTCTTCAAAACAAGCCCATATTGAACCACTATTAAACTCCAATTGCATAACAGGATGTCCAAGTTTTCTAGCCACATATTTTGATACTTGTAAACTTTCATTTTGAAATTCTGTATCACCATCGTAAATACCATATGGGGTATTACCGATAACATCATCCGATGATGATGGATCTTCGTATATAAAATTAAATTTTGACATTTATTTCTCCAAAATGGTACTATTCTTCATATATAAATATCAAGTTAAACAAAAAAGGGTGAGATAATGTTTCACTCTGAACTATTTAAAACTTCTATAGCGTTCATTATAGTTCTAGCTTCATCTAATGTGAATGCACCCCGTTGTTGTGAAATTTCACAAGCTGTAATTAAAGTTTGTATTGATTGTTCAGTTTTCGTTAGTTTTTCTGTTTTATTTTCTTCTATTTGATTTGGATTTCCGACAACAACATCTGTCCATTTATGTTTTTTTAAAATTGAACCTATGTTTCGTATCCCAAAAGAAAATCTATCACTTTTAGTATAAATACAATGCCAAAGTGGTTTTTCATAATCACCCAATTCAAAATGATTTAAACTCCAACCTTTTGGCTCCCATTTAGTTATCATTTTATTTGTATTTGGGTCTATATATCTAAAAAAAGAACTATTTTCATTAGTGTTATATACTAAATACCATCTATCACCAGGTGTATCTGAATTAGTATGCCAACCCATATAACCATTGTAACCTTTATATTTTGTATAATACTTAGGTCTGTCAGATAAACTTAGAGTATCAGTATCAGTTTCCTTACACAGTAAATTTACAATTTGTAATAAACTATCACGAATTGACATACCCTCTGTTAAACCACAATCTGATTCAACTTTGTTAAAATCTTCAAACTGAAAAACGATACTATCATTTTCAGGTTTTAATCTATTTTTTGATTGCTTTATTAATTCATAAGTTTCATAACTACATCTTTTTATAGTATCAGATTCTAAATTAGGTTGTATTTCACCCCAATCAGTTAAAAAATGTCCTGTTTTTTTATTTTCTAGTGCAGGTAATATAAATCTATCATATAAATTATTTAAGGTAAACTCCCATACGGGTAATTCACTTATATCAGTTCGTTGGGTAAGCATATATGTAACCTTTGTTAAATTATTTATATATAAATATATCAAAATAAAACAAAAAGGGTGAAAAAAATATTTCACCCTTTAAGTTGTTTGTTAACATTTTATTGTTAATGATTACTTATTCATTAAGCAGTACTTCCAGCAAATGTAGCATTCATTGCACCTGAACCTAATTCAGAACCAGTCCATTTGATTCTCCAAAAACCTTTCACACCACAATAGAATGCAATTTCTGCACCAGTGTTAGATTGATTGTTTGTAGCTGTAGTTGATAGAGTCAATGTATTATGTGCTGCAGTCAAAGTTGAGATTTTTCCTAAACTTTGGGTAGTTGTAAAATCAGTACCAAAAGTTGGATTTAATCTAATACCATCACCCGCATTTTGAGTAATGAAGTTTAGTGTTTGAGCTGCAAAGAAATCACCAGTAGCAGTAGTGAATGTAGCGTTATTACCACCATCCCATTGAGCATTGATTCCCATTACCACTAATGCTCCTACAGTTGCAGATGGTAGAACAAATGCATTAGTTGCATCACCAACAGGTGCACACTCGTGATAAGTATCAACTGCAAATGTAAATCCACTATCACAATTTGCATCTGTTTTTGTTAATAATGATAACCCACTATAATCTCCAGTACTCCATCTTTGATAGTTAGAAACTGCTTCATCAGTATGAACCAATTTACCTTTAATCACACCACCATCAACAAGACTTAAAGAACTTTCTTTCTTACTTACTTTATATTTACCTATTCTTTTTGCCATTATTTTTCTCCTAATGTTGAGTCACTACTCTCAGGATTATTAATTTTTTTATACTAATTGTGTTTAGTGACTACTTCAACTAGTAAATTATCTCATATAATTCATATATAAATATCATTTGAAAAGAAAAACCCCCTAATAAAAGGGGGCTTTTCAACTAAGTTTATAAAGAGTTAACTTATACTAAGTTTAAGTCTTTACAATGGATTTTACCATAGAACTCAGGTCTAATCATTTTCTTAGCATATCG